GTGGTAGCCTGCTCCAACGAGAACACGCCGACAGGCACCTTATGTTCGACCGCCATGTGCTGGATGCACTGTGCAAAGAAGTCTGTCTTTCCGATACCTGTACCAGCACCGAGGGCGTACAACTCTCCGAGACGAATCCCGAATGTCATCTCCGTCAGCTTCTCGAAGGGCCAGGAGAGACCATGTGCTGGCCGCGCCATTACTGCGTCCTTCAGATCGGCCATGTCCACGATGCCTTCGGGCCGGTACTCCTTGGCCCGCCACATCGCGTTGACAAGCTCCTCGGTACGCCCTTCCTTCAGCATCTCGTTCGCATCTTTGAGCGGAAGCTCTGCAATCCGCGCTCGGGCACCGAGCACCTCGGCGGCGACCTTCGAGGCTGTACGCCCTGGCTCGTCCATGTCGAACATCAGCACGACTTCATCGAAGCCGTTGAAGTACTCCTTGTGCTTCGCGAAGTACTTTCTGATCTGAGGCCCTGCGCCGCAGCCAATGGAAACCACCGGCCACTTGTTGCCCTGCACCTGCGACATCGTGAGCGCGTCCACTTCGCCCTCGGTCACGACGATCTTCTTGCCTGTCTTCGGCCAGCACTGCGAGCCGAAGGGCAGAGCATCGGAGATGTCGCCAGTGACCATGAACGTCTTGTCGGGGAAGCGAATCTTCTGCGCGACGAGTTGTCCATCGGCATCGAAATACGGCGCGATCTGGACGGGCTTGCCTTTGAAGTTGTCGCTGCACTGGTAGCCGAAGTGCTTGCAGGTCGCGTCAGTGATCTTCCTGGCTCTAAGACCGCGCGTCTCGCCCGAAATTAAGTCCACCATGCGCGGCCTTTTTCTAACGGAAATTTCGTCACCTTGAGTGTGAGCGCCACACGAGAAGCAGTGGGTGTGACCATCAGAGAAGAGAGAGTTTGCATCGCTCGACCCGCACTCTCCACAAGGAAGATGCTGAACGAACGTGCTCTCATTCGCGATCACGGCCAGCCGCTTTGTCGAGCGCTGCGCCGATAGGAGCCCACCAAGCCTTGGCGTCGAATGAGGGACATGCCTTCTTTACGCCGTCGAAATCGCGGTGACCAACTACCTTAGCACGCCCGTAATACTGCTGATAAAGCACGGTGAGTGCGTGTTCCAGCGTCGTCATCTGTTCCGGCGTAAAGTTGTTGGCTGGTTGTCCAGCTTCATCGACGCCACCAACTAAGCAGATGCCGAGAGACTGCCAGTTCTCACCTTCGACATGAGCACCAATTGCCCAAGTAGGACGGCCAAGCTCTCGCGTGCCGTCACGCCGAATGACGTAGTGGTAGCCAACGTCAACCCACTTCCGCTCCTTGATGTGCCACTCACGAATCTCTTTGACGCCGATGTCCTGAAACGGCTTGGTCGCGGAGCAATGAACAACGAGAAAGTTTGTTGCCTTCCTGCGTTGGTATTCTGATTCTTCCAGATATGCCATTCAGCCCTCCATGAGCTTGAGTGCGTATTCCAACGAGCGTTTATTCACAGGCTCGTCGAGCCACGCTTGAGGGATGAGCTTGTCTGCGTACTTGAAGCCCTTCGTCCGACACCACGCGGCATACGTCGTCTGCGATTGTTTGGAGATGCGCTGTCTAGAGTTTGAGAAGACGAAGCGAATGTCGAGAGCGGAGTGCTGCGCTTGAACCAGCAGATGCTTCTGCCGGTCAGCAGTTACGAATCTGCCCTTGGTCTCGACGACGATGCCGTTGCTGAGAAGGAGGAAATCAGGGGTATACTTGCGCGGTTTTTCTGGCTGGCGAAACTCGATGACAACCTGCTCATACTCGTATCGAATCCCGTCCGCTTCTAACTGCGCTCTCACCTGCTCCTCCAGACCAGACCGCACTCCGTATTTCAGAAGTGCGGCCTGCTGTGAGGTCTTCTTCATCTAAGGCTTGGGTATGTGCGGCGACAACCAGTTGTTATCCAGCGCACTATCCAGCGCCACAAACACGCTGTAAATATCCTGACCAGACTTCGCTGGGGAATTTTGTCCAAGAACATTTACCAAAGCGATGGCCTCTGCTTCGCTCATTACAAGTGTTATTTCCATAGGAAGAGGCACAGCGGGCTTTACCCGCACAATCGTCACGCGGGCCATTAGAACTCGTCTGCCGATCCACCCGCTGCTGGCTCTTCATCCTCGTCTGCCGCACCCTTCGCAGCAGCCGTAGCCGGAGCACTCTCCTCTTCAATCTCTTCAGACTCGAAGCCGAAGTATTCAGCGTTGCCGCCAAACTCTACCAACTCGATGACCTGCACAGCGTACAACCGGAGCGAGGCACCAGCGAGGAACATGCCCTTCGTTTCCGTGGAGACCCGATCATACGGGACCAACTCGTAGCTCACGCGGATTGTCGAACCGCCGCCGATCCGCATGGTTTTATCTGGCACGCCCTGCGCGTTGAAAATCGCTGGCTGGCGTGTGAATACTTCACCAGCCTTGTTCTTGCCTGTGGCGTTCATCTTGAACGAGAAAACAAGAGCGCCAGTCTCAGCGCCGTCCTTATCAGTCTCTTTGCTGATCGGGAGATCAGCAGCCTTCACCTTCTTCGCGCCCTTCTCTGCACGAAGCTCTTCAACCTTTGCCTTTGCCACAGCACTGATCTGCTTTGCAAACGCAAGAGCTTCTGCGCCTTCGAGCCGCAGCTTCACCGTATACACGCCGTTCTTGTTGAACTTCGTATCAGGCTTACTGAGATGTGGATAGACCGCCACACCTTTTGGCGTGGTGAGCAACTTCTTTGCCACTTGAGTCTCCTTGGGAAATGAAAGAAGGCCCCTGCTAACGAGCAGTGGGCCTGTAGGAACGATTCTTCGGACGAGCAGCCCCTTGAGGAGGGCAACCAGCGATACAGCGACGATCAGCGGAGTGAGAGATTACAACTTTTGGTTTTTGTTGTTCAGCACGCTGCTGATTGTACTTCTTGTTATTACGGCGGGACATCAATCCGGCCAAGCGTCAGAAGCCTCCACGCCAACAACCCGTGGGCGTCCGCCGATATATTCGATCTTCATACCTCTGTACTCCTTCGTGAATTTCATCAAACACAACCTGAGTGCACGCTCGCTTGCCGCTGCGAGTTGCTCTGACGTACTCAGCCAATTCTGAGCCGTGATGCCTTCTACTTCGATGAGCACGTTGTCGAGCCGGAACTTCACATTGAACGTGCGGCGCTTCATTCGGGCACCGCTTCCCATGAGGTGTAAATCCACGCCTTCCTACCACGACGAGTCAGCCGTGTCGCAGCCGTCAAAATGATCTTCTGCTGATCGAACTCCAGTTCGCGAAGACGCGGGCGGATGGTGCTGCCAGAAATGTTCAGCGCGACTTCGATCTCGTCAGCAGTCGCACCGTTCAGGCCCTGCGCGAGGATGTAGTCGTAGACGCGCTGCTGAATCGTCGGGACTACTGGCTGCACCGACGCTAAAGCTTGGGCGCTAGTGTCCTGCGGGGTTGTCATTACTTCTCCTTTTTGTTTTAGTAGAGAGTCTTGAGGGGAATCTCAGTGAAAGCTGTCAAAATTGTCTCTTCAGCTTGAATGCGAATACCGACGATCTCCAGAGTATCACTCGCGTACAGGGCTGGGAAACGTCGTGCAAATTCAACGATGGTTTTGACTGCTTGGCCTACAGTGTCATAGGTGTTTTTACCAACGAGTATTGCCTGTGGACTGTCGCCGGGATCGCGGTTGAGATAACGAACCGTTGAATCTCCATGACTACCTCCCCAACGGTGCCGGATCGCGAACTTCGTCACGCTGTTCTTCATCATCCCTCCTTGGGAATCCTGCGAGTTATGAGCTTGCGTCCCAACCGTTGAGCATCGCGCTTCACCTGCACATCACGCGCAACATCAGCGATGGGATCGTTGGGAAACTCCTGCTTACCTCCCGGCAACAACGACACAAAAGCCGGGCGAGCCATGCGTGGCCCGTCGTTCATACGTCCTCCTTCAGTTGTCGTGGATGGTCAGTCGAAACGAATGATGGCGCAGAGAGAAGAAGGAAGGAGCAAGTCGCTCTCTAACTTCTGGATGTACTCGTAGAGTTCTTTGCGTCTTTGACAGAGCGCTGCGTAAGCGTTTCCGACTGCACATTGATCTTTGGCGTCGGTTGCTGTGAACCTGCACCACGCAGCTTCCAAATCCTGCACGATTTCAAATGCTTCGAGACTGACAGCCACGACCACGAACTTCTTATTGCGGTCTGGCATTGAGCGGAGAGCCTTCTTTAGAGAAGAGCGGGGACGAAGGTGACGAGGATACCGACGCCAAGACCAACGACAAAGGCGACAGCATGAATGAGCCGACGCATCGACGTGGCGCGAGCAAAGATGCGCTGCGCTTCGTGAATGCACGGGCCAACAGCGTTGTCGAGAACGCGCGTGCCCCAGGGCGTGCGAACGTAGGTCGTTCCGTCCTGAGTCTGGTACGTCGTGCCATACAACCCGCGAGCGGGATGGAAGGCGACAGGGTTAGTGTGCCGCTTCATAGAACGGTCTTCTCCTTTTGTTGTGGTGGTTCTACCGGAGCCTGTGTGGTTACTGGCCGAACTAGCTGATCTAAGACGAGAGCAACGTAGGTATCACCAGCGGTGTGCAGAGCGAGTGACCCGTGATAGGCACGCAGAGCGAGTACTGTGGTCTTCTGTTGCTTTAGATAGAAGGCGAGAACTCGGACGCCCTTACAGACATTGAGTCGTCGCTGAAACAGTGAACCGCATCCACATTCTTCCTCGAACTCGTGTTGCCAGTACTTCGGGACCACCTGCATGAGTCCAACAGCGCCTCGCGCCGAGACAGCCATCGAGTCGCCGGTCCAGTTTTCTACGTGTGAAACAGCGATGGCAAGCGCGACAGAGACACCAGCGCGACGGGCCTCTTGGGATACGAGGGTGTCACGTTGTTCGGAGAATGACAGGGGCACAGCGGGAAGTGAGACGACGGTGCCGTCGCGTTGCACACGAACAGCGGCGATGAGCAGAAGAATAGCAAGCCACAACAGAACGCTGAGTTGAATACCAGCCCACGGAATGCGGAAGAGAGGCTTCATACTTCCTCTTTCTCCCACGTACCGTCGTGATAAACGAGACATGCATGACACTCTTTGCAAAACAACGCTGCTCCTTCACGAGCATCACCAACCGCGATCTCGTACAGCGTAATGGTCTTCTTGTCGCAGACTTTCATCTTTATCCCTCCCAGGGATAGAACTAGGCAAAGAAGTAATCCGACGCGAGCACGCCATTCACATCCAGTTTGCCCTTCGCCGGAGGCTCAGGACATTTCAGCGGGTCTGCGTGTTGATCTGCGAACTGCTGATGGAGCGAAGATACGACATCCTGCATCGTGTAGAGCCTCACGAACGATTGCCTACAACACCGAGCCAGTACGCCGCAATCTGTTGGTAAGGTGCCGTAGCTATCGTGGATCATCGCGAAGGCTTCAACACCTTCTGCTGCTGCCTGTGAAACAGTGAGCATCAGCGCCGCTGCATCAAGAGAATGCACGATGTTCGGACTGATCGCGTTCGCCTGCTTCAGAGGATCAAGGTCGTCTGTCGCGATGTTGATACGAGGACGCACAATCTTTCCAGCGAGCACGGTCGTGATCTGCTGACGTTTCCAGCGCACGTACTCTTGCCGTACACGAAAGCCTGTTACTGGCACCGTCCACTCCACTCGATGACCAGTTTTGACGATGCCGCGAGCGCAGCTTTGCATCCACTTCATACCCTCGGCTGCTTTGACGACAACTTCACCGAGCGCATCCCATATCAGATCAGCGAGCAGCGCGCACGCTGCATTCACCTGTGACTTGTCCTTCGTCCCGTCGCTAACTGTGAACAGCGACTTCACCTCGTGCCAGTTGTCCAAGCCACGGAGGTACTCGCGCAACTGCATCTTGAACCCGAAGCGCTTCGAGCCGTAGCCAAACGTCATCGTCGGTCGCTTGGTGAGCTTGCGCGTCACCAGCTTCGAGCCTAACAGCTTGGCAGCGATTGGATCGCTAGGAGCCAATCCCTCCAGCTTGTCGAGCACTTTCTCCGCGATGTACTGGTAGATGTCCTGCGGTTGCATCTGCGGGAGCACGTTCACAGCAGCGCCGCCGATCTCATCGCGCAGCATTGCAGAAAAATGTTGTAGCCCGTTGCACGAACCATCCATGCTGACCGGCAGTGAACAGACGTACTCCTCGTTCTTCTCATCTGCACGCATCAGATTGCGCCATTCGCAGCAGAACGCGAAGAACTGCAAAGGATCATCAGCGGTAGACCACCACAGGTCACCAAATGGATCATCAGCAACTCTCTTGATGTCCTGTGTGTGCGCATAGACCCAAGACACGCGCTTGTCGAACGTCATCTTCGAGAACTTGCCTTCAGGAACTTCCCCGAGACAATTGGCTCCGTGGATCGCGAGCCACTGCGCGCCAAGGTCATCGACGGGTTTCCCCTGAGCAAACGTGAGCAGCGCTTTCGCAATGTCGTTGCCCTGGGGCTGGAGATAATCCGCGATAGGATAAATTCTGCCACGAAAATCGACAGAATAGGGGAAGAAGATCGCCCCTTCCTCTACTACACTCTGCGCTGTGTCGAGCACCCGCTGCACCTCGCGCGCTCGCAGCTTCCTATCATGGTTCTGTTCCTTAATACGTCCTGCACGCTTGGCCCATGCCTTGCGTGTCACAGGGTTGGTGTCGATGTCGGGTGGGCGGTTGGGCTCAGGCTCTGGCCTGAATAAAGGAAGACCGGCCACGCCTCCGCCGCGCTGCTCTATGTCGCGAAGCAGATCATACACGTCACGATTGATTCGCCATGCTGTGTTTTGCAGTGCGTTGAGCGCCTCATACACCAGCGGCATCTCGGTACATTCTAACCCTCGTTGAAATGCAGTATCTCGCTCATCAGAAAACATTGGCTTACGAACGAGTGAATACTTCCCGCGTAACGCGAATCTAAAACCGCCACGATTCTTCTTATCCCACTGCTCTGCTCGTTGTACTCGCCACTGCAACGGCGGGACCACCATTGGTTGATTCTGTGCTTGTAGAATGGCGAGCGTGTCAGTGCGAGTAGTGAGCCACCCGCTAGTCTCTGGCGTTGACTCCAGATACAGCGTGGTCTTTTGCTTTCCTCGTGTTATCCTCGTGTGTTTCACTGTCTCTACCAGGTCAGTGGAATTAACAAGGAGTTCAATAAGCTTTGCGCCTACGGTCATTCTGATTCTTGGAGGCATGACCAGATCGGCAGTGTCTAACGCTTTTCCTTCCTGATCCTTTGCTGTTCTT